TTGTCATCAAACCGTGTGGAATCGTTTACAAATTTTTGTTTCGATTCTTCAGAATAAATACTTTCATGGTTTATAAAAGCCTCTGGAATATCATCTAAAAAGGGATTTCTCAAAATGGTAACTCTCCATCTGTAAAAGTTGTCGGAGTTTGATTTGCGTAAGGAGATTGAGATTGTTGGAAAGGATTATTTTGTGGAGCTTGTTGACGATCACCTGGCCATGCATAAGAACCGCTCGTATTGGGCATAGATTCTATTTTCTGGGTTGATTGATGATATTGCATAGGCTGACCCCCTATTGTCGAATTTTGACCGGTTTGAGGAGCTCCTGAAAGGTAAGGCGTAACATGATGTCGGATCATATCCTCAAGAAGCTTGTTTTCGTAGCTTGAGTCGACCATGAAAATACGATCGTATCGATCTTTTCCAGTCAGAGGGTCAATACCGACTTTATAGCTTCCAGGGGCGGGGAAAAAGCCTTGTCCGTCTTTTCCGGGCACAATCTTGTATTTAAGTATAATTTTACCCCAGGCTCGAACGGTTGCAATGCCGTAGTACTTCTCACCCGGTGTACTTTCGTATGATAAAAATTCAAATGGGCTCATGATATTCTTCCTTTTTTATTGTGTTTTTTCAAATTTCTTAGACATTAATAATTTTTCAAATTCTTTTTCAAAGCTAGCTCTGTCGAGTCTTATGCCTCCCCAATATCCCTTGGCATTTTCGACCCAAACAAAATCGTCGTTTAATTTTATTTCTGCTTTGGGATTATACCATTTTCCGATATTTTTTTCTACAAATGATTTATTTTTAATTACTTGCGATTTTTCTTTGTCTTCAACGGATGAGATTAAACTTTTTTCTTTTACTAGCCTTTCGCAAATTGCCCGAGTGTATTTTAATACGTTCGATATAGGTTTTTTGCAAGCTTCCATTTCTTTTACTGCCAAGTCAACGATGGATTTATCGAACTCTTCAAGACGAGCATAGAAGTTTTCTCGTGAGTAAGAAGCTTCGCTACCATTTTGCCTTAGATATTTTTTTTGTTTATCAACCCCGCCAATGCTTTGCAAATCGACTGGTTTTTTTTCTGGGGGGTTAGGGGGGTTCTTATATGGGTTCTTCTTAATGGGTTCTTCTTTATGTCTTTTTGGCGTACTACCCTGGTCTTTTTGGCGTACTACCCCTAGTCTTTCTGACGTACTACCCCCCATGTATGTTTTTTCATAAAATTGCATGTTTAATGGCCAAAGATTTAAAATAATAAATTTGCAAGTATCTTTGCTGCCATCTTCTTTAGATCTAGCTATTTTTTTTATCAGTGGAACTTTGAGAACATCATTTTTGTGACACAGAGAACCCAGGCATTTTATCAATTTATCTCTTGACATTTTACATCGTTCTGCCATTGTTTTATAACTTTGCCAACATTCTTTAGAATCGCCGGCAACTCGTTTTATGTGGCAATAAACTCTAAATTCATAAGGATCTAAATTTGCATCATAAAGACAATTAGGTATTTCTGTTCTGTAATGATGAAGTGATATTTCTTCTTGAAACTCTGCGTCGAACATAATTTTATCCTTTTAGATCGATTTTTCTAGGATAAAATTATTGCATTGTGCTAAGATCTTGATTAGCGCAATGCTGCAAGCCTCGCACTAAGTCAGCAAAACATTAGGTGCGGGGCTTTCCTATTTCTACCCATGACCATAATCCCCTTGCTACATGAACGCAAGGGAATTGTTGCGAATTGTCACTTTTTTCTCACTTTTCACTAGAAAAAAATGTCTCGATATGATAAAAGTAAAGAGGACTACGTAAAGTTGTTTTTTCATATTTACTTACGTGCTAGTAACGGTCTAGCACGTGGGTATTTTCAAGCAATTTCCTCAAGCTCGAAGCAATCAAAAAGGTTTTTAAGAAAACCACTTTCTCTTTCAAAATCAATATACTGCTTCAAAAGAAGTTCGCAATCTGATTTATCCCCTTTTTTTACTTTCATGTAAATATAACCTATACAACTTCTATCTGAATTTTCATGCTCTACTTCAGAATCAATATCTGAAGTTTTTTGTAGATCAAAACTTATACAACCATCATATCCATCAACTAAAAATTGCTCTAATGCAAAATGTAATTCGTGGCCTTCATCTGTGCTAACGTCCCATTCTGTCCCGTCGCCGTTTTCGTATTCAAATTTCATTTATTTTAGTCCTGTGTTGTAAAATTTCAATTTCATTTTTAAGTTCTGCAATTTCTGATCTCATTGCAATAACAAATAAACTGATAGTTTCTAATTCTTTGGAAATGCCCCTCGATTTCAAATTTATAATTTCATCATTCCCATAATATCGCACAAAATCAAATGTTTGTGATTGCAATGCTGCTATGCAACAAGATTTCGGGTCCTCACATGTATCTATACTTATAGATCTTACAAGTTCCATAACCATTTCGTATTCTATTCTATGACAATTAAAATGATCTACAGGAATTTGTTTGCTTTTTTTATAAATAATCTCAATAAATTGATTTATAATTCTTATGTTCATCACAACCTCTTATTTATTTTGTAAAATTTTTCTAAATTCTTTCATTTTTTTTATTGCTTCGACTGATTCATCTTCACCAAATAAGAAACTAAAGGCGTCTTGTTCATTTGCAGAAAGATAAAACAAACAATCCTCTATTCCCTGACTCCAACCTTCCTCATAAGATTCTTCTAAAGTAGTTGCTAGTCTGGGTTTCTCAACCATCCATTCAATTAATGTTTTCCGCATTTTCTCCTCTTATTTTAATAATATTTTTACCATTTCGTGCAGTTCAACGAAATGGTACTTTTTGTTTTAGCAAAAAAATAATTGGTATATGTCGTCTTTTGATCTTTCTTTCTCGAATTGAATTACTTCGTAATGATCTACAGACTCAAAGCAGTTATATCCTCCTGCACATTCTATTATCGCACGAGCCCAAGGGCAAACTTCTTTTGCTTGTTCAAGAGTTATTGCTTTTGCAAATCCAACAAATTGTTTTTCCATTTTCTCCTCTTATTTTAAGAATATTTGTACCATTTAGAGGTATTGCTCGAAATGGTACTTTTTTATTCAATTAAAGTTTTCTTGTATAAAAATCTTCCCAGTCACAATGATCAGAGGATTCTTCAAATATTTCATATCCAGGGACACAGTACCATCGTATATTATATTCTGTTCCATCCCTCGCCATTCCAGATGCTCCATAAATAGCTTTGCCATATTCGTCTTGACACAGATAGGGCTCTTGCATAATAGCTAATTGTGTTGTGCCGTCACTGACGTACGAATATTTCTCTATGGCTTCATCATATTGTTTTTTGTAATCTATAGTTTCGTTCATTTTGTGCTCTAAGTTTAGTTTTTGTTTCACAAGCTCCACAACCGCTACGACCTGCTCGTTTACTATTATCGAGGCTCCAGGGAGTCAGTTATTTTGCTTATACCCCTAATATAGCAAATGCCGTTATATTATTGCAACACTAAAATGTAACCATAAAAAAATAAGCCCTAAACATTGTGTGAGGGCATTTTTTTCTGTTTTTATATTTTTGCGCCAAACATATCTAGCTGTTTTGGCAAAGGAAAAGATCGCTGGATTGCTTCTCTAATGAGTTGGTTCGCTTCGATATTGACGCCTTCAGTGATGGATTTTTGTAACGCTTGCCTTTTTATGTAATCCAGCTGGTCTTTATCGATAACCAAACATATATTTTTCGGGTTCTTGATAGCAGGTCGGGGCTTTTTTTTAGATTTAAAGTCAATCAATTTCGGGGTTCTTCCGGCCTTTTTTTTGCTCCATTTGCAAGTTAATTTTCCGAACTCATTACACCCATCAAGCAACTCTAAGCCATTGCAAGTCAGTGGCATTTCTCCCATTTCGTTTATAAAAATCTGGAAACTTTTTATCCATGAGTTGCAAATTGTGATCCCTTTTGCCCCAAATTTTGCAAATCCGGTGGAATTCTTGTTGTAGCATATGCCCTTCATGCGGCGCCAAGCGCGATATTCTCGACTTCTGTACATTTGATGAGTCGTCATTTTTTCTATCCTCGAAATTAAAATAAAGTTGGTTAGTAAATGCTGGATATTCTTTCATAATCATTTTTTTTAAAAGCTTATTTACAGTACATTTTTTCAGTTCGGCTTCTTCTCGAATTTTCGCAAAATTTCCCATGGGCAAAAAGACTGTTACTTGCACAAGAGTAGAATCGTCATAGATCGCCGAAATTTGCGTTTGTTCGCAGTTATCGGGATTTAACTCATGATCTTTACGATGAGCGCAAGAATGGCATTTTTTGCATAGCCAGACCACATCAAATGGTTTGCCGTAGTCGCAATGATGCGCTTCTATATCGTGCTTCTCCTTTTTACATAAAAAACATTTTGAATCTTTTACAAGATCCTTCCTCTTGATTGCTCTAGCTGTAAGTTGTCGTGCATATCTCCTACGCTTAAGTTCAAATAACTTTTCGTTACCTACTGTATAAAAAAATGATTCCATAAAACCCCGCGATTATCGCGTTAATTATCACTATGTTTAGAATTACAAATATATGTATATTTTCCAAATAGCATTATTTGTGGAGATGTTCACAAGTTCCACCTATCTCACGATAACACATTTAAGCTTTTTTGTATATTTATATTGCGTTTAAATATCCCCATGTTTTACGATGGGGACTAAACAAAGATATGATGGGCATATCTTAAGTTAAAATTTATGTTTTGATTTTGACACAAGCGTAAATTTTAACAGACGTTTCGTTAGGTCAAAAATGAATGAAAAAAAACAAGGTACAATATGAGTATAAATCAATCAAATTCAATCTCTAACAAATCAATTTTATCAAAATATGATGAAAAAAACAATCTGTATTTTAATTCAATTTCTGAAAACCCTCTCAAAATAGAGTTTAAGAAGGTTTTTTATCTTTTGCCTCTTTGCTTTTTATGCGGTATAGTCTCAGGCGCTTGTTTTGCAATGATGATCTCTGGAGGCAAATAAAATGATAAAACAATCTGATCTACAAGAGCTTAATATCAATCGATATATGCACGACTATATTTTTACAGTTGCTCAACACGCTCGACTTGTAGAAAAAATGTATCTGTGCGTAGATTTAGGCAATAAAATGCCAGAGAAAGATTTAAAAGTTTTACTAGACAAAACGAAAGAGCTTGAAAAGTTTGGGAAGGAATTTAGAAAACGATTTGAAAGTTAACTAAAATGAAATCAGGGGTGCACACACACCCCCGACAAGGAGAACTATATGAACAATGAGCCTGACACTATCCCTGAAGGTTATTTAAGAGTAACTGATGTATTAAAGCCTTACTCAAACTTTGATCACATCGACCCGAAAATTTTAGCCAAAGCGGCAGATAGAGGCAGCAGAGCGCACAGATTTTGCGAGCTATACGCTCTGAATCTGCTTTTATGTGAGCCCGATGATGATTGCAAGAATTATTTAGAATCATTTAAAGAATGGTTCGATACATCTGTAACTAAGCTACTTATGAACGAAAAACGTATAAATAGTGAAAAATATAGGCTTTCCGGAAAATTTGACATGCTAGTTATTTTAAAAGGTGATACAAAAGCAACGATTTTAGATCTAAAAACCCCCGCTCAGACTGTCCCAGAATGGCAGCTACAAACGGCAGCTTATCGAATGCTTGTGCAAGATGAGCTTTGTGTCGAAGTAGATCGTCGCGTTATTTTAAAGCTTCCAAAAGAAGGTGGAAAAGCAAAGACAGTGGAATATACAGAGCACGACAAAGACGAAAAAAGATACTTAAATGCTCTGGAGCTGTATAGATTTTTCCATGGATAATGAAAGCGAAAATTTAAAAGCTCACGAAGAAGCCGGCTACATCGCCGGCTATTCTGACGCGCTTCTCCATGCCAGTCAAGCTATCCGCTGCGTTGAGTCTTTAGACAATTTTAAACACAAATTTACAATATGCGATCCTATGGTTGAACTTAATTTTATACATTTTGTTTCATGCCTCAGATCGCGTTTAGAAAAAAATAAAGGTATTTATGACAAAAAAAGAAATAACGATTGATTTTGAACTTTATCAAGAAGAACTAACAAACCAAAAAAATTTGGGATTTAGAGAGGGATTTATTAAAGGTCAAGAATTAAAAAGCTTGAATAATCTGGGTAGTACAATTTCAGATTTTTTGCACGGAATACCTGCACAAAATGCATTAATACAACATTTTTTCGGGACAGATGATCTAATGATTTTGATAAACCTTAGGGGTAAGTTTTTAACATATTTCGAATTTTACAAACTTTATAATCAAAAAGATAATTTATGATAAAAAAACAAATACTTATTGATTTTGAGCTGTATGAAGAAGAGATAGAGGCGTCATATAAAGAAGGTATGAATGCCGGAATAGGTGACGGAATAATAATAGTAAGTAATGTTTTAGAGGATGACGAGGAATGTTTCCAATCACTAGCAAATGAACTAGAAGAAGATGCTTTTGAAACTCTGAAAGAACTGAGAGAAAGGTATTTATTTCTCTCGAAATTCTACAAAGATAACCTCCGAAAAATTGTCAACCCAGAAGAAAAGTTCTTTGGAGAGTATTTGTGAGGGCGTTTTTAAGTTTATATTAAATCACTTGCAATAATATAACGGCATCTGGTATATTTAACTCATAAGCAAAGTAACCGACTCCCTGGTGACTCGCCCACCAAAGCGAGCAGGTTGCAGCAGTTACCGAGCTTGTAAGTAAGATGAAAAATAAAACCGTAGGTCATGAAATGAGAACAATGAGACAACATTTAGAGCAAGAATACTTAAAATATGAGCATGAATATTTTATTGAGGAGCCTTGGCGTTTAACCGGCTGGAAAGATGGCCGAGATAAATTAATGAAGTTTTACCATGAATTTGAGAAGCAACTTTGGGAAATGGTAAAATCTGAAGAAGATAAAAATCATTTTGATACAGTAAATGAAATGCTTGAATGGACAGGAGAAGACGAAGAAAATGCGGCTGAAATTCAACTTGCTTTGATTTATGCACAAAGAACTTGTAAAGAAATAGTCAAAGAACGTGATGGAAAAGTTTACAAAGAGTTTTTTACGGATCAATACGGTGATAAGCATTATCGATGGTATACAGTAGATGGGAAAGTACACGAAGATTCGTTAGATTGTGAATAAATTATATATACAAATAATATAAGGAGAAAAAAATGAACAATTTCGACTACTCAATGTTTCGAGGACATAGTTTAGATTATCAAGATTACCCTGTTGAAGAATATCAAGATGATAGTCTTTGTGATTTTCAAGATGATAGCGAAGGTGAATTTGACAAGGTGCATCCAATAACCCTTGAATCTCTTGGGATGAACTGGAGAGAGTTTGTCTAACATGCTGTGTTTTATAATTCTTTTTGCCTACGTTGCAATAAAGTTTTTATACTTAGACTGTTTAAATAGGAAATAAAATGGCGAAACCTTTTAAGTATCAAATAATCGCACTAAACTCTTTTAAATACTCTGATGAAGAGGGTCTAGAATGGAAAGTGTACGAAAATGTGGATACTATAGATTTTTATTTACTTACTTTTTGTGGTAAGTTTGAGGGGTCAATTGAGAAAAAATTTCCACTAACCCAGATTAAAAAAAACCACGAAATTTTCTTATCAACCAAATGAGGTAAAAAATGCAGTACAAAATGGCAGAAGGTCCAAATGAATTTCTCACTATAGACAAAGGGAATACTCAACCTATAACAAATTCTTTTAACTTGATTGCGGACTCAATAGGTCTTGAGCAGATCGAATTTGAATCGAGTTTAATAGTGGTGTCAGATGAAAGAAGTGCTCGTCTAGCTCTTGAAATGGCTCTACAATCGAGGAAGATTAAGAATCAAGCCGAGTGTAGTCGCAAGCAAATAATTGGACCAAATATGGACTTTACGAAAGCTGTTAACACGCTTGCAAAAGATCTGGCATATAAACTTCAGCAGATTGAAGATAGATTGATAGATAAAATTTCAGAATGGCGTGAGAAAGAAAAAGAGAACCCGTTTTTTAACCTGGATAAAATCATTGTTGAAGATGGTTCTCTACAAACAAAAGATGTATGGGAATATGAAGTTTACTCTGAGACTGCATTACCTCGAGAATATTTGATGATCGATGAGAAAGCAATAGAGGCAGATATAAAAAACGGCATACGTCAAATTAATGGCGTTAAGATTTTCAAACGTGAAGAAATAAGCATAAGGGTAAAAAATTAAATGGAAAACCAAGATTACACAGGTCCTTCCTCATGTATAAACCAATCAATTACAAATTTATTAAAACTAATTTCCGATATTATAGATTTAGAAAAATATACTAAGTATGAATTTAATTTAGTAAAAAAACAAGTAGATAATTTTATACAAAATATTATTTTTTTAATTGATGTAGAAATGAAGATTGCAAAAATTAAAGAATTCGAAGATGAAGTTTATAAAATGGATAAAGAAAATAAAGATAAATAAAATGGGATTGTTTAAATGGCTTAGAGAAAGAAAATTAGAGATGTATGGTAAAGAATTTGCTTTAAAAGCAGCGTTCGTACATCAACTTGTTACAAAAAGAGACTATGAAAATAAAAATAGCGAACTTATCAACTTGCTAAAGGCGCAAAATTATAGGATAGGTATTTTAGAATCCAGGCTTAAAACACTGGAAATCTGTGCTTTAAATACTGAGGAATATAAATAAATGGATTGGCAAAGACAGAAACCATATCGCTTACAAGAAACAGAAGAGTTTAACGATTATTTACAGTGGGCGAAAGAAAATAAAGAAGAGATTTTGAGCCAGACAATATCAAGAAGAGATTTCGTTAAAGAAGCAAATTCTACTTTCGTTGCTATCGACGAGTTAGAAAAAAGAATGGAGAGACAAGTTAATAAAAATGAAGATTTAATTTTAGAGATAAGCATGAAATTAGATACAAAAGCGGATGCAATATATAATTATATTTATCTTCTTGAAAAAAGCATCGAAAAACTAGAACTTAAAGTTGTGGAATTAAGCAACTTAACAACAAAAAAAGGTTGAATTTTATGGGCAAATTTAGTACAATAGCCTCAGTCTTAGGTGACATGTTCGCAACAATTTTGGCGTTTATTTTAATGCTAGTACTTGTTTATGTGTGCCCGCCTCTAGGCTTGCTTGTGTTAATTTATTATTTACTAAAAAAAGATTAGAATTTTTTAAAGGAGCTTTTTATGTCAAATTTAGTCAAATCAAACACCCAAAATCGTACTTGTTTTTCAATGCCACACGGCAAAGATCTTACAGATATCGTTGATTTTTGTAAGTGCCTGGCCTCCTCCCCATTTTATGCAAGATTAGGAGTAGGAGGAGTGCTTTCGATTTTTCTCACAGCTAAAGAACTAAACATGCCGTTTATGTGTGCCCTGAACGGTGGGTTGCATAACATCGAGGGAAAAGTAACGATGGCAGCTCAAACGATGGGCATGTTAATTATTTCTTCAGGCAACTACGCCGACATTATCGAACATGACGAGACTAAGTGTAAAATAAGATTTACACGATGTGACAGAAAAAATAAATCCGACGAGTATACTTATACAATTGAAGATGCAAAGACCGCAGGATACTTTGGCGGTATCAATGCCAAAACAGGCCAATCACAAAAAGTAAAAGACAATTGGATAAAACACCCTAAAGATATGCTGTACGCTCGTTGTTTGTCTGGTGGTGCCCGCAAGTTTATGCCAGACATCATCATGAACGCATACGTTTTTGGTGAAATCCCAGGAGACGATGACATCACTGTTGAACCGATCGAAGAAGTAAAAGAGAAGTTCGAAGAAGCAAAAATTGAAGTTTCAACCCTCGAAATTGAGAGCAAAATTGATGAAAAGTATCTAGGATTTGATGAGTTTTGCGTGCAATATAATATAACTGAAGGAACTCTTGAAGATGAATTTTTGCAGCAAGTTGCTATTTCGTCAAATATATCTCTGACAAAAGCAATCAATTTTGCAATGTCAAACCCTGAGAATTTCCAGAACTGTTTTAGTAAATGGGAAAAAGAAAAAAGAGAGAGTGCCGTATAACACCCTCTCCAACTACTAAATAAAAAGTGATACTTTACAAAGAAAAGGAGCTTGTTACGTATCGCTTTTTATAGCATAGTGCATGACTAAATAAGAGTCAAGAAGGAGGATGTATATTTATAACGGGAGTTGTCGGAGGTTCTTTGTTAGTGATCTTTACTGAGATCTCAACGTCCGTGTCTTTTTGCATCGCAGCTTTATCAACTTTGACACAAACAACTTCATCTGTGACAAGATCATCGATATCTTTTGCAAGTCCTTCATCAAAGTGTGTGCACGATGTCGCTAGCATCAATACAGCTAGAAAAATTAATTTCGTCATTTTTTTTCTCTATTTTTAAGATTTTTGAATGTTCAATTAAAATGCTTTTTGTCATATCCAGCATGTTTTTTAGCTGAACTGCAAGTAAGAGATATTCGGTGCGAGCCGTATCAAGAGAAGCTTGCATTTGTTCTAATCTCAGTTGCATGTGTTGCTGCTGAAGTAAAAGACGCTTTGTAGTACAGTCACGAAGCAATTTTGGTTTCTCTTTTCCTTCTTCAATCCACCAACTCTCAAGATAATGCGGACAATCTTTTACGTCTTTGCACATGCCATTTTTTACGTAAGGACAGTTATTTTCGCAGCAAGTATTTTCCATATTCCTCTATACTATTTTTTTGCAAATGTTACCAATTTGTGCAAGTGGACGCCAAGTATTTACAGGTTGTACAGGTGTACTTGATCCTACACTATCTGTTGTATAATCGTCAGCGCTTGAACCCGTTGCAGCACTTGCAGCTAAAACAAAGCTATTTGAACTTCCTGGGACTCCTGCCCTTTTTGTTGCCATGGTATGGCCATGAGCCGGCATTTGACCCAAAGTTAAAGTAAAACTTGGCTGTGTCCATGTTCCTGCGCCTGTTTGTGCTGTTGCATAAGTTGTACCACCTGCACAAGCAAGCAAGCTATCTCCGGTATTTGGAACTAAAGCCCAACCCGCGAGCGTAGAAGTAATTTGTGCACTGGTCATATAAAACCATTGCTGGGTATTTATAGGCAGACTTACAGACGAAAAAGGAATTTTGAAATTTGTAGGTACCGATGAAATGATTCGAGAGATCAGAAAATAATCTGAAGACTGTGCCGTTGATGGTAAATTATTCAACGCTTGGACATTGATATTTCGAATCAAAGCCATCGTGCATTGATAATCTGTCAAGCCTTGACGCAAGATAGTTGTATCAGCGTTATTTGCTATAGTTGCCGAAGGTAAATCTGGGATTTGTACAGGTGATGCCATTTTTTAACTCGGAATAAATTGTTGAACGACTAATGTAAATGAGGTGCCAGTTCCACCAGTTGAAACAGTGATTTGGCCTGTCGCATTACTAATTTGGGAAACTGTTATATTTGAAGACGCTCCCATTGCATAAACCGTTCTATCAGAAGATGAAGGGCTCCATGGTACACACATACCACTAAATCTATCTCCAGCATTCCCACCAGTTGGAAAACTTGTATCTTGAATATATAAAAGCAAAAGTCTTCCCTGTGTCTGTGTATCAGCAATGGTATAAGCAGTCCCATAACTTAGATTGGTTCTGCAAATTGTTTGGCATTTTGGATCATTTTGTGAAAGATATTGCAGCCAATTATTAGTCAATCTTCCAAGCCAATTAAACCAGTTTCGAGGAGGGAAATCGCTTCTAGCCCATCCGAAGAGCTGTTTTTCAGTCGGAGGAGCGACTACATTATTTTGATTTGAAACAGGGTCAACCTGGTCATTTATTGCCCAAACTGGAAATTCGCTCGGTGGCGTTAATAGTGACATTTTTACCTCTAATATGGGGGTGGAATATTTCCGTTTATTGTTAGTTGTTCTGTAAGTTGTCCGGCACCAGTGGTGTCTATAGGAGATCCATATTCTGCAAAATGACCACCGTATAATGCTGTCAAAGCAACTTCTGCATATAAGGGGTTGGTTGTATTTATCTCAAGTTGAGCTGCACTAGATAGATTTGCTGGATCAGGCACTACATAAAAAGGAGCTGTCACATCATCATCAGCAAAGACAAAAGGGACTAAATTATATGTTGCTGTTAATCCAACAAATCGCACGCCCGCGGGACTCAAGCTTTGAATTCCTGAAACAAGATCAGAAGGATTTGTGGGGAATGTTAAACCATCTGTAATGATTTGATAAGCAGCAGGAATGTCTTCAAAATACCAAATCTTTTGCGCTTTAGTGAAAAACTTTGTTGCTGCAATAACTTGCTCTGGTGTACCTGACGAATTGTTTAGATAGATTTGAAACGTAAGAGCTTCTCTATAATCTGTATCAGATTGATCTGTGATTCTAGCAAGCCCTAAGATTGTCCCAAGTTCGTCTAGTTGCTTTCCTGCTGCTGTCTCAAGCCACCTATTAGTATTGAGTTGGACATTTTGCGTTTGGATGTCTTGGCCGGATGTAATCAAAGCATACAGCATCTTTTGCAAATTTGTTTTTGTAGTAGCAGACGGAATGCCGGCAAATTGCGAAGCTAAAAGTACAACTCCTCTTTCGTACAAATTTGATAAATCAAACATCAAGCCACCGTAATACGTTGAATATTAAAATTTCCTATCTGACTTGCACTTATAGAAATATCCGCAGCTGAGAAAATTGGCGCTGTATTTATACTTGGAGTAGCTGCAATGGTTAAAACTGCGCTTGCTATCCCTGGAACAGTGAAAATCTGTGATAGCACTCTCTGCCATAAAACATCAAAACCTATGCCCAAACTTTGCCCATAGTTTAAAATCGCATTAGCGACATCTACGTTGCCGTTTGCAGGGAAAGTTTCCTCTGGGTATAGTGTGAGCACCGCTTTCACCCAGATAAATATTTCTGTCGGTCTCTGAAAATTGATGAATTGATCATTGCCTTGACTATCGATAACGGTAATTTGGGTATTTCCAAATGTTTCAATTCCAGCTGGTTTTGATAACCAAATTTCATTCCCGATATCCTGTTGTAATCCACCATCAACTACGCACTGAATAGATTTTGAAGGCTGTCCACCGTCTACAATAGCAGTTGGGAGTGTTCCTGAGCCAGTAACTGTGACATCCCCAGTAATAATTGTGAGCTGTTGCAATACGTTCATTGAGACTGTTATGGTAGTATTATTTACCCCGCTCAAGGCTGTAGAAGATACAAAAACTAACGCCTGAAAAGCTGTTTGCAAAGCTGCCATAGTTGTATTTTGGTCAGTTATAAAAGCCACAGTAAATGAACCTGCGCCTCCGTTATAAGATACGTTAATTGTTTGACCTGATGAAATCACATCGCTAAAAGTGATAACAAGATCAGTTTCAGTGAGTGAAATATTTTCGTAAACGATGGCAGAATCTACACCAGAAATATTAGATAAATGCGCCTCTATAGCATCTACAGTCCCTAAACCAAGAAGCTTAATTGAATTTTGTCTTCTCAAACGAAGTTGCGCGTCAGTTTCTGTAAATTGTCCTGGCAAACCTGCTGCGACGTTTGTAATACTTTCCCATCCTCCCACAGGCGTTTGAATCAAGGTCAAAGAATTTACAGGGCAAGCAACTGGTCCGTATTCTTGAGATAAAAATGTGATAGGAGATGACACGAAAGTAATACTTAAATTCGACCCTACATTTATACTAAAAGGCGATTCTTCGGAATTTGTCATTATTGAAAATGTGCCTGTGGAATCTGTAGCAGTCCAGGTAGGAGTATTGGCATTTAGAACAGCCACAAGATAGGAACTGATTGTATCTAAAGTAGCAGGCACTGCAAATGTGATGGCATAAGTCGGTTGACTTGCTCCACCTGTGATCGAAATAAAATTGATCGTTACGCTAAAGCCAAGATTCGGCACGATACTTATTGCACTTCCGGCAGCAGTTGCAGAAAAAACAGCCGGATCTGTGGCTATCTTTGTTGCAATATCTGTCAACGTTTGTGCAGACGATGTATTAAATGGGACGGCAGCTAAATTTATACCATTCAGGTTTACAACAATAGAATTTGATGTCACAAAAGAGCCCGTAAAAGTAACTATCGGCAGGGAATATATAAAAGATACAGAATTCATCTGCACGGTATAGACTTGGGCAGCTGTAGCCAAAACACTAACATTTATCAAATCGGCATTTGCTCGAGTGATAAATCCACCGTTCGGAGTAAAAAAAACGCTGTTTGAATTTGGAATTTTTGCTAGTGAATTGGGAGGGATAAATGTTCCTTCATTACCGACACAAGAAGCAAAAACTTCGGTTTGAGATTGTGCCATTCTGACAAGACCGTTTAGCTGAACCACATTGTCTAGAGATGGGCCAGCAGCCGAATTTGGATATTGAGAAAAATAAACATCAGTTAAATCTTCCCATATATCGGCATACATTTTAGCCATGATTCCAATGACTTGCCCGAAAACAGATTGTGGGGTTGTATTTATATCACCAAATTGCGCAATGAACGCATTATTTAGATCCGTGACTATATCAGCGAGGCGTTTTTGATTAAATCCATTGGGAGTTAGTCCAAATGTCATGGCAAGTTTACCTCTATTAGGGTTGTTCCCGATTCTGTAGTTGCGCTAAAAGTCACCGTAAAAGCTCGTGAAGCGCCATCGTACGCACTCGTGAAAGCTGTTATATTTGTAACTCCTGGCGTATTAAAAATCTCGTCTTTTAAAAATGTTTCGATCTGGATTTGATTTGGATTCTTTATAAAGAAATATTGATAGTACGGAATGCCTGCCATTGTGTCTAAAAACCATTCCCCTAAAAAAAACCGAAGTCTGATGTTTAGGTTTTGGTTGATCTGGTCAAGATCAACCACAAAAGACAAATCAAAATCAGTGATCAAAAGATCGTTTGTGAGTGGATCTAAAGCAAGATCAATCATGGCAAAGTACCATCTAATGGGGTTACTGTAGTGACGAAGGATAACGCGGCTGCTCGTGTTGCTGATTGTACATTACTATCTAGGGATAAAGCTGTCATCACTGTGATTAATTTTGCGATTAATTCAACGCCGATCGAAGAATTTCCCAGTGCTAATGTGCTAGAACTATTTATTTTTATAGCTCCAGTGGATGTTATAGTTATCGATGATCCAGCATAGTTTAAAATCATGTCGGTATTATTGCTACGAGGAGGAAATGAAGCGTTAAAAGGTTGTAAACCCATTATAGCTACAGCATCCGAAAGATCGAATTTTCTAGGGTCAGATGGTGAGACAATTCCGCCGTGAGTTAGCCATTCATCGATAGATCTTTCCATAAAGAGAATCAGGCAGGAATCACCTACATTAATAGGCATAGTAAGCGAAGCCCCGCCTGATTCTTGAAAAATTATTGGCACATTAACTAAAACTGGCATTGTTGTTGGTGAAACATTTGTCCATACTTTATTTAACGTAGGTTGAATTGATGCTTTTTGAGTAGTGTAGTCATAAGATATAATTTGCCCTGGCAATGCCGTATGAATGTTATTAAGCTGATAAAGTATGGCATTTCGTATGGCTTCCGACATGGTTACAGGTGATGTTGTCATGCTATCGCTGTTAACTCCAAATTAGATACCCACTCAGGCCCCCATGTGTCGCCAAAATGTCGGACAGTTTCTACTCTGTGGGGCTCATTCAAAATATCTAGATGAGTAGATGATAGATTGACTTGTGAGCCTGGCCGAACTGAGGGTAATAGCACAGAATTAACCTTATATCCACTTGTCGGAGCTTGTACGGCCGTAAATTCAAGCTGTCTTCGATAAGCAAAACGCTCGGGAATTGATTGCATGCCGGTATTTTCGTTTACCTCAAAAAATAGCCCTGGAACTACCCCCTTGATTGGTAAAATATACAAATCCCCATTTTCAATGATTGCTTGAAGATTTAGTTTTGCACATACTTTCACAATTGCTTCTCGCACAGGGCCAGTATTTTTAAACCCGTATGGATAGACTAAATTGTCAGCAGCAGCAAACTCAACAATACTAAGACCAATACTTTTTGCCATAGTCTCAAGAATCGTTTGGGCGGTTGTACCCGCTGCGAATGAAAAAGATCCAATAATATTATTAAAGATGCGTTCGCCGTCTCCGCATTCGAATGTGCTAACAACTTCGGGCTGATCGTAGGCGTGATACACTGCTGAGGTTTGACCAGAGTATATTTTTTGCAATCCCGCGTCTTTTGCATAACCTGCCCAAATTTCAATTTGATCGCCATAAAAATTTATGGCGTTTCTTCGGTCTTGTGACAAATTCCAGACTTTTAGTACACCCCTATTTGTGGCCCATCCCAAACTTTTAGTGATATTAAAAGATATTCTTAAATCGTTGATCTCAAATTTTTGCCTATAAGATTGAAAAGCATTAGGGCCTTGTGTCTCTACGATACTAACGATGACTTTTGCCTGTCGAAGAAATTTAACCATGAATTACCGCCAATTCCGCAGGTTCGTAGTAGATTAATTCGCAAGTTTCGCCCATGTCAAATCTTTCTATATCTCCCCACTGACCTAATATATTCTGGCACACAATAGCACCAGCAGGCAGATTGTCAATTACAAATTGAGCTGTAAGATCGAAATTCGGGACTACCTTTATTCCATAAATGATGACATTTCCATTGGCGTCTAAAATGTCCATGATCCAATACGCGTTTAGTGCGTTCCAGTGAAATTGCAATAGAAATATTTGTCCAGTCAGCGATATCTGCATTATCCAAGATCCGGGTGTTTTGAAAGGAATAATTTGCATTATAAACTTCCTAAAATTGCGGTTTGCATAGATTGGATGACAGATAAAATTGATGTTGGGATTGCATCCGTGGATTGAATCCCCGTGTTTACTTGAGTTGAAGCTTGGTCCTTGAGGCTATTTTGAGGGTCATTTTGTAAGATAGGTATGTTTGAATTAGAAGAAATAATCTCGTTTGATCTTACTGTTTGCGATCCTGCAAAAATGTTACCTTGAGATAAAGGTAAGTTGATAACGTCTGAAAAATTTATCTGTTGCAGCTCAATATTAAATGTAAGGGTTTGCCCTGTTTTCATATTGCGTGGTACATCCATTGATACGATGGCCATGTTTTGATAAACACGCAATCCAGTGACAACTTCGATTACTTCTCTCTGTTCATGCATTTGTATAAGTCGGTTAAAAGCATCGATCGAACGATTGAAAGGTGCAAAAAGAGTAAGAGGTGTGTCTGTAACATAACCTGAGAGTACAATTGTATTGGGCAAATTTAAAATATGGTCAGAAATTATTGTGCCGCGTTCCACTGGGTAAGAAGTAATGCGAGAAGTGAAACGGTGCTCTTCTGTCAGCATGGTATCAAAAGTTACGGTACCCACTGTAGAACTTGAGCCCCCGATGCTAGATTGGGGATATTTTCTGCCGTAAATTAAGCTTAGTACCATTATTCAAACATTGGGTTGTTATTTATAATCTCTCTAGTATTCTGTTGGAATGCTTGATCAATTGCATTTTGAACAGCATCGGCCATAAAATGGGCTGCTGCTTCTGTCGTTCCTGGAGGAACATTTATCTCAATTTTATTATTGCTAACTACCGAAGGAGAAAAATTGTTTGCGCCTGCTCTTTCTAAAACTCCAGATTTTTGATAAGCATTGACCTCATTGATCTCAAAAGGTGCAAAAGCTACGTCTTGCAAAAATTGACCGAATCCTTTACCCGTTGAACTTATGTCACGCATAAATTTATCTAGCAAATTGCCATAGAATTCAAAAATGTCGCCCAAAACAGGAATAACATTTGCTTTTACGACTTCTGTTACTTTGCTCCAAGCTCCCTCAATTTTATTTATCGCTATCGCATATTTTTCCGCAGCTTGTTCATTTTGTTCTATAGTTTTTCCAAGTCCTAAGCTTGATCGAGTGAGCTCATCAAATTTATCTTTGCCCTGATCGAAAGCTCGTAAAAGTTTTCCTGATTCTTGGAAATTAGTATTGAATATTTCACCAATGACTCTTAGTTTATCTGCACGAGTAGGCAAATCACCAATGACTTTATAAATTCCATCGAGGGTATTTTTAAAACTATTGGCTTGATCATTGAGATTAGGTAATTTTATTCTTCCACGTGATTGCTGAATAAGTTTAAAAAGCTTTCCTGTCCCTACATAAGAATCTTCAATGCCTTTTGATAAAGTCAGAGCTGCTTTATCAAAAACCTCAAAATCAACCCCAAGTTCTTTTGCAGCCTGTCGCATAGCAACAAATTGGTCTGTAGCAATGCGAGCATAGGAAGCTAGATCTTTTACATTTAGAGTAGATGAGGCAAGATCTCTGAAAAAATCAATCGTCTTACCAATTACATTTGCTATATCACCGGTAGATGTAACAATGCTTTTTTTAAAGTTGGCTATTGCGCCTTGGTATGTATCAAGTTTGGCTCTATCTAGTTTAAAACTTAATTTAGTAACGAGCTCTCTTATTATTGTCACGTTCTGCCTGTCGTTTTGTTTCGTGTTCTATGTCAGCTTGCATATCTAAAAGCGCAGTTGCTCTCAATACATCATCATATGACCAGTGAGTTTCTAACTCTTGCAAAGTAGCAAGTTTTTCTAGTATAAGTCGCCAAATTTCGTACTCTTCTTTTATTTCTTCCCGAAGATTTTTTTCGTAACGACTGGGCTTGGGTTCTCGGTCGATTGGTTTCCAATACCCAGAAGTGAAAAAAAACTTGAAAAGTTAGCCTCAATTGCAAACCAGCATACTTGATAAAGAGTGCCAATGTCACCGGCAAATTCAAGATCAATAATAGCTGGGACAAGTTCTACGCCATTTTTTCTAACTGACTGCAAAATGTCAACAATGATATTTTCAAGTTCAACGTCGTTTAAATGCTCGCTTAAAAGTTCAACAGCTTTCACAAGATTATCTTTTTTCTCAAGCTCAGCATTTTTTACGTCTGCAACATTTACAAAAACTTGGGCAATAACAGGGCCAAACAATTTTATAAGCTTTGATTTTAGACGAATTGCACGACGAGCGGTTAATTGAGTTACGCTATAAATAGCGCCGTTGATTTCTTTTTCTCTAGTTTCAATCATTTTTTATTCCGTTAAGTTATTGCTTCCGACAAAAATATCAACATCCGCAAGAGAGATTATCCATGTTCTATCGGTAATTTCTTTAGCAAAAGTAGAGTTGGCATATGTAGAAATCCAACCTTGTGCAGAGAAATAGAGACTGTTTCCGCTGACATCTTTTACGAGTATAGGGACAACTCCAGAATTTGACAACTCATCAAGTGCTAGAAATCCACTAAGCACGTCATTTGAGGGAGATGATTGCTTAAGTGTAAGATTCATCGTGCCGGAAAAGTTATTTGTTTTTCCACGAGTAGCGAATCCGTCGGCTCCTACAACCAGGTTCCATGTCGGCTCGTTTCGATTAATTTCAAGAAATGTGCCGTCTGTAAATCCGGACATTGGAACACCGCCAATGGTGATGACAACTTGGCTTGGATCGTAAGTAAATAGTCCCATAAAAAACCTTTAAATAAATTGTTATACTGTCAATGTTCCATTAATTGTCACCGAATGAATAGCTCCTGCAAGTGTGGCAGTAAAGGTAACATTTTTCAAAATTCTATTGTTCTTGTCGTTGGTCGATACATTAGCAGCCAAAGGAACTGTTACAACCGGAAAAGGATTGTTAGACAAGAAATTTTGGTCTATCCCCTGTTGTAATGCTCTTTTAATTTCCGATTCGATTGCAGCAATCCCTGCGTCAGTATAAGGAACTTTTGGACTTTTAGCTAACAAGCCAAAAACATTGATTGTGATGATTGATTGTAGCCAATCAATCCCGCGAATAATATCGATAAATTCCCCACTTCCCATGGTGCCATTTTGAGTTATACCAATCCCGCCAACGTAAGTGTAAATATTGCAATCTTTTCCAAGTGCATTATTAGTTTGATTTGTAGTCAACATAGAAGGTTGAACACCAACAAGAGTTTTAAATTTCCAAGTTTCAGACCCTGGAGCGAGTGGCAATACGTTGCCCATCCAAGCACACTCCGGAAATTCTTCGGCTGCGTCTTCATGATAAAGACAGAATGAGCGAGTTAAATTATTATCTTGAAAATAAGCAGCAATTGAGGTGACATCATCACCTGGAGCTTGCCCAATTATATTTGGATCATTTGAAGATGAGCCAAATATTTTCATATTCGCCTGTGCCCAGTTGGCTATAGCTTGTACAATTCCAACAGTGCGATCTGTGCATGCTACTGCATAAAAATCAATATCTAGGTTCAAAATATCATTTAATCTTGTGGTGACATCACCAGCAGCTACAAAAGGTAAAATATTTATACCTTTAATTATAGCCATAACTTGCGCTGATACAGAGATACTAAATGTTTCAGTGAAAATATTATTAGTTAAAGTAAATGTATTGTCAGAATTATTTACTGCTGTAATATTTAAAGAAGGTGTATATGAATTTATTTTATTAACTAACTGAGAAACAATTGTTTCTTCCGTATCATAAAGTACGGCAGTATAAGTTAACGTCACGCCTTTTAATGTAACAAAATAATTTTGATTAACTATTGCATCGGTAATTTCTACTATACAAACGTTAGGATCTCCAATATTTGTCGATACACCAATAGTATATGCCGTAGTCAAGACATTAGCTGTTGTGGTAAATGTCCCGTCCGGCGATGTCACATAAGCAGCGGTGACTGCAACAGCAGGAAGAGCATTTATAGCAACGACTAGAGCTTTTGCAATCGTTGCAGCGAGAGTATCGTTAACAATTGTCGCAGTGGCTTGAGAAACACCCAAATAAACATTTACACTATTTACAGTTGTAATCTGCATCGCATTAGAGGTAATTGTTAATACATCGCCTGTAGCTGATGCAGACATTACCGTCGATAGTCCCTCAAGAGCCGTTACAATTAGTGCCATCGTCGCTGCTTGGGTTGATGTAAAAGTGAAACCACCTTCAGAAATAACTGTTGTAGGAGGAGTCGTACCGGTTGCAATACTAGAGTTAACGGTATTTGCCCCTGGAGAAGTAAACACAACTGTAATCGAATCAGTTCCTGGAGTTGCACTTGTAACACCTGCCGCTCCTGCTATAGTTGCTGCAATCAATACCAAAGTATTAGATTGACTTGATGTCCAAGTAACGGGTGTAAGTTCTATGCCATTTACAAAAGTTGTAATTATGTTATCGGTTCCAAAATCAGCGCTATAAACTATTTTACTTGTAATTGTTCCTAAAACAATTCCGTTAGCAACTACATTAATCAAGTTATTTGATACAAAGTCAGCGCTCATTGTCACAACTGATTTTTGCTGTAAACTATTTGAGTTTGCAATTGTAGCAGGAGCACCATTCACAGCAACTGTATAGCTTTGATTTAACAAAGGAGTAGTAACATTCATTGTGACGACTGGAACATCTCTGCGACCGATATACAATTGTTCCACTGTAGGATTTTGCGAAAAGACCGCTTGAGCTGCTATATATTCAAGTTGCTGTGGTGTAAAATCTTCAGCTACTCCCGAAATACTACTATAAGCACGCGCAAGATCGGTAAAAGTTTTATTTGTACCTAAAATTAATGGGGTGCCGAAGCCTGGCTCAGAAATTGATTGAGTTTGGCTTGTGATTGTTACGTTAACTATACTATCTAAAGACATAATTTTAACCTGGTGGAATTGTTACAGTAATATCGGAGGCAATCGATCCCCCCGGGAACAAAAATTTTTCTTCTATTTGTGTTGTCTCAATGTCTCCTGAAATATCGCTATAGACATTCGCAACTCTAAAAAGCAAATCCATCGATGCGCGCTGCTCATATCCCGTGTCAACAATTGTAGTTGTATCGACTATGGGAAACCAATTTACATACGCTACGCCATTAGCCCTCAATGTACTCAAAACTGTTTGTTTTTGCAAGGAGCATCTTAAATTTTCGCACACAGTAAATGGGTCGTCACCATATGCCACAACTTGCAAAGTAAACTCTCTATCGCCTACAATTGTCTCGGGTGCACTTGTAGATAAAGGGCTCTGGGTATAGTCACGACCTATTTCTACCAAAGTAGAAATAAATAATGTAACGTATTCAACGTCTGGACGAGGGCCATTATTGTATAAATAAATTACTGGCTTTCCTGAAGGTACATTTGCCACTGCCCAATTATACATTACTGTTCTAAGCGCTGCTATTGATAAAGTCATAAAGTCACATTGTTAAGGCATAGAAACCAAAGAGCAAAAATTATCGCTTCCTCATTGTCGCCGTTCATGTAGCAGCAAATACTTATAAAAAATAAAATAATAGAAAAAACAGTTTTAGTTTTGATCATTCAATGTTCCTCAATCTGAAAGCGACGTACTTATAATGATTTGTTATATTAAAATTAGAATTATTTTGCCAGTCATCAACTCGCATGGTCTCAAAAACTATTCCTGTAAAAGGTCCTTTTAACACCGTGATTTGATCGGGATTTTGTGTTGTAAGGTCGTAAATTTCTGTAGATGTAAACATTATATAGCTTTCTTTGTCTCTGCGCCCTTCAGGAAGCATAATAAGCTCACGCCCTCCCTGTGGCTGTACTGAGGCAGTTGCCCCAAAAATAAATGGACTGTTGAAAATAGTTACAAAAGGCTGTGAGGCACCCCCTGTGACGAGAAAATAGTCTACATTTGTAAGAAGCGAAAGTTCGGGTACGATTGTTATTGTCAGGCTATTTGTTCCGGATAAATCGACTTGGTAAATTCCTGGTTGAGCTGCAAGTGCGCTCTGAATTAGTCCTAGAGTCGTTAATGAGTTTGTTGTGAATGTGATGGGAGTGAGTGGAATTCCATTTAGAGATATGCTAATGACATTGCCAGTGACTAAAACACCCCCTAAAACTATCTGTGAGCCATCTTGCCAAATACCGTTAAAATAGAAACCTTGAGTAAATCGTCGAATTTGTATAGGCGTTCTAAAAAACTCAAAAGGCGTTGACATAGTATCCTAAGATGGTTTTAAAATTACTTTGTGCTGTACTGATGCTCGCATCTGTCCAAAATCAATTAAGGGTTTTGAGCTCTTTTTTAGTTTAATGGTGACTGGTGAGTTTGGTGGTTCATGTATATCTGTAATCTTTTTCTGAATAAGGTCTTTCACGTATAACCCAATTGCATTTAGGCTAAATTCAACCGTTCTTTTCCCTTCCAAAACTTTGTCATATTCTTTGTCTAAAATACTTTGCAATCTTGACAAATTTTCATCAAAACTTGTTCTCATGAATGATCGTGCGGGTGTTTTGCCTTTTCCAAATTCATTCTCAAAAGCTATTTCTGCCATTGATTCGCCGCCTTTTTTTTTGCGACCATCTTTAGTCTCAGTTTTTGTTTTTGTCCCGTTTGGAAATCCAACAATCACATAAGCTTTAGAATATTTTTCCAAGTCGCTAAACACCTGCAAAAGGCCATGCCCCAAATCCAAAATTTCCATTTGCAATACCGAAAGGGATGTTTGGTGAAACTCCTCCCAAAACCAGAGGAAGATTTGTAACAGTAGTACCGACAACTGTACGTTGAATTAAATCGATATAACTACGACCATAGGGTGTCAAGTTAAGCGCTGTCATATCAGGTGCAACGTTAAAACCTATCGAGAGTTGCCCCTCGGTCATGTTCGAATTCATTCCAATATTTTGATTTGCTGCTATAGTTAAATAGTGAGCCATCAAAAAAGCAAAAACCATTACTCCACAGCATGACAAAACACTACTATTAACTTGACAAGACACGAGATTATAAAGTGCTTGGTAGTTAGCAAGCACAGTAGGATCAGCAGATACAAATTGTGGCGCTATCAAAAATAGCGCCGACAATACATTATTAAATGATGTGTTCATTTATTCCTTATGAAAAATGGTTTTCGTCTTCTGACGATTCCTTTTTTTTCTTAAACGAAGCAAGTTGATCTTTTGCAGCAGATATAACTTGATCGCGACCATCGCTATCTATTATCTTTTTTAAAAGCTTGCTATCAAATATTTTTGGAATATAGGATAGCATATCTTTTACAGATCTTTTACCGTCGGGATCGGGCTTATTCTCTTGTAAAATTACAAGTTTACCCTGCTCGACTAAAGCGTTAAAAGCTGGATGCAATTGCATACATTCCAGCGCTTTTTCTGATACTTCGTTAATTCCCGGCATAAACATTTGAGGATCCACACCCTTAGCGTTGATAGTCAAAAGATTTTTGCCAACATATGATATTAAAGCCATTATATGCCAAATCCTATGCTGAGAGACAATGGATAGTAAATAATAATCCCACCATATCGAGATTCGCAAGGCACTACAAACTCTAAACCACGCTCTTGAGGTGGGTATTGAGTGAAGGGCATTGGGATTTCCATAGTGAGTTTATCTGGGTTTTTATCATATGCAATCATGATGTCAGTTGGTGTGCCCATAACCACAGGTCCTGCACCCGTCAATTCTGGTACCCAATCAACTGTTGTGATGAAAGGGTTATTTTGAATAAAGTACTCAAGGATGGTGGTATCACTTGTAGTGCTTCTTGGTGTTGAAGCAATCAAAGTATACTGTGCAACTGGTAAGAGAAGAGTGTTAGGCATCTCAACACCTTTTGTAACAAAAGAAATGCTATTAGCAAGTGTGTTCATATCAGCCAAAATTTGATCTGGCGTTTTGTTAACCCACTGAGTTGTAGCACCTATACCATCGTTTAGAACAGTAGCAGAAGGCACGTTGGCATTGTTAATCAATCCTAGAATTTGGTAAAGATCATCACCAAACCATGCAAGACGATTAATTTTCTGGTCATTAGCACGACGAGCTGCGTTAGCTTGTCTTTGTGTCAATGATCTTCCTACGTACACTGCTGCACGTATTTCCTGAACAGAGTAGCCATAAGATACACCAATACTGTTAACTAGTTGGGTGTATTCTTTACCGCGAATATCTGCACGTGGAAGGTCATCAGCATAAGATTCGATAACACGAGCTAAACCCACTTCTTCAAATTGTGCGTAGGTGATGCTTAAAGCACCTTCGCCGGCTTCTGTAGAAATCGGGATGTGCTTAAAAGCTTTCATCTCTGGAAATTCAATATCATAAGACTTACTCTTGATGTACTCCAATTCCCTTGCGAAGAAAAATGTTTCGTTCGCATCCAACTTTGTGGAAATAATTTTATCCATTTAAATTTTACCTTTAATTATGAGAGGTTGATATCAAGTACAGCAAGACCACCAGCAGAAGCGCCAAGAATCCATTTAGCTTGTGTAGAGCTGATCAAAATAGCATTTCCACTGTCAGAATCGCTTCTAAATCCACCTACTTGCGGGAAAGAAACAGTTGGAATCATTCTCCAATACACAGGGCTATCAGAAGTAACTGTATTTTCTACCGTTACCCAAACACGCCCACGTGTAAGTGTAGATACTGGTTGACCAGGGAAATATGGAGCTGGTCCAGCTGATCCAGTAACTCCAAGCAGGTTTTGCTTGTTCTGGATGTACAAAGCAACGCCATAAAAAACGTTGTCGTTTGAATATGCTGGTGTCCATGTAGGCTGACCGCTTCCCGAAGTAGTTACTGCCGTAGCAGTTACTGCGAAACCTTGATCTGCCGTAATTGTTATTACGCTAGTACCGTCTGATACTGCTGTCGCAATTCCAGGTTGAGCTGCAATCAAATTTGCGATTGCTGTAAGAGTTGCAGCATTACTAGTTGCATAAACAACTGGGGTAAGTGCAATGCCATTGAGTGTGACAATTGTAGAATTAGAAGTAACAAGTGAAGTTGATTCTGTTAAAGTTACGATGTCCTGATGAGGAAGTCGTACTTGATAATCAGCGCCGATTACTTTAGCAACTCCAAGACCCATTAGAATTGTTTCAATAGGTGTTACTGGAGTAAGAACGTTGTTAAAGCCGATATCATAAAGCTGACCTTGGCTAGCAACATTCATTAAAAAATTATAAGAGGTTTGACCTCCGGATGCAATAGTCATTTTTTATACCCTTGCTTTTGGTTTGTAAGCTTCTTTTTGTCTCTGGATCATTGCAAGTCGCGCTTCTTTTGCATCTGCTTGATCTTTAATTGAGTTTTCATCCATTCTAGATGGTGTAGCAATTACTTTTTCACGTGGTAGATCTTCCATTACAGAATCAAACCGAGCATTGATATAAGCTGCACTTCGTCCATCAAGTTGCGCATTTTTTTGAATGCCAAGAATGATTTTCTTTTTGATGTCTAGATCGGAAAGACTATCAAAACGTGATAGAGTCTCTTTATCTAAATATCTCTCTGAGAGCTTTTGCAAACGTACTCGCTGCTTGACTCTGCGATTAAATTCGGCTTGATCCACTTTTGCAACGTGTGGCAAATCGTGCGGATAGTGTTTATTTTTTGGTTCGCTCACAACGTGGTCCCTCATGTGTGATGGTTTTTCGTAATCTCTGACATGCGATTGCATGCCGTATGAATCGTAAGGATCGATCATCTCTTTTCCGTTTTCACCGATCTCGTCTTCTTCTGGATGCTCTCGCATTTTCATGTGAGAATCCCGACCGCCCTTTTCTCTTTCTGACTCTGTAAGCATATGAGAAGGCATTTTCATCCCTTCGCGATCATCCATTTCTTCTTCTAATTCTTCATACTCACGATCTTCTTCTCTGCCTTCATGAACTGCGTTCGGGTTATGATGATCTTTGTCTCTCATACTATCACGTTCAGCGTGAGCGCGATCAATTTCATTTTTTAAATCTTCGCATCTTTTCTCAAGCTGCATTTTTTCTTGCATCATAGATTCAACTTTTTTACCGACGTCATCATCGACCATATACTCGTGTGTGTCGTCAAATTTAAGCTTTCTTTGTTTTTTAACAGCCATTTTTGGGCCCTCTTTTAAGATTTCAATTGCATCTTCACCATCAAGCGCAATTCTCGCCTCTGGTCCTGCCCTTGCTTCATCGACTAAAGCGAGGTGATTGTAGCGGATATTTTTTTGCACAAAATCATAAGGCTCACCGTTATACGAGCCAGATTCAGGAATCAGGTCCACAGTATATCCTAAAGATAGTTGATTCTTTTTTTTGTCTTTTATTTTTTCCACAGTAGCTTTGTCAGTGATAACTAAATTTGATATCACATATGGGTAATCATCTTCAATGTCTTCCCCTGTATATCCGACAGATAATCGTTTTACATTTTCGGCATTAACCAATTTTTCTGGCGGATGGCCATCTACTACAGGTATCATTTTAATTGTTTTAAGACTTTCGGGGTCTGTTACTTCTTCTGGACTTCTGAGCTCTTTTCGGATAGTTCCGTCAACATTTTTGTACAGAAAAACCCCGCACCGAGTAACAATACACCTACCCTTAATATATCCTTCATCCGTGACTTCAATTTCATACGGCAAAACTCCACGATCAAAACGATTGACGTTATTTAGATTTGTAAGCTTTGTATCGTTGATCATTTTCTGCTCTTTCTTCATGACGTTTTTTTAATCCGGGATATTCGCTATAAACTTTACTTTTAACTGATTCGGGATTTTTTGCAAAGTGTGCTCTTGATAAAGCATTTCTCGCGCGTTTTTCTGTGTTAATTGGAAAGGTTTTATCGGGACCTGCAAAAGGCCCTTTCGTTTTATAAGAAAAAGCACTGCTTTCACCTGGTTTTTCGCGAATTTTACTCAGTTCGCCTTTGCCTTTTTCTGGTTCTTTCATGTCTAACCTAAATCTAAGATTTTATCTAAAACTGGCCTTGCAATACATCTACAATTGACATCATGGCCTGGATGTCCGGTTTTTGCTGGTGGTTTATCCCAACGAAACTTTTTGCCGTTGTTTGCTTTATGAGATGGTCTAACTCTTTCATCTCCAGATGTTTCCCAAATATACTCTTCAACTCCTATTTCCTGTTGACGTAGCTTTGTGAGACTGTTATTTAGTTTTTGCGTTTGGTCTCTAGCAATGAGTTTTGATCGTCTATCTGTGATGCCGAAGCTTTTTTGTATCTCTTTTGCTACTGTACTATAAGATTCACCTTGTTGCAAGCCTCTTTCTATAATTCCAGAAACCCGCTCTAGTTCTTGTGTGGGCAATGATTTAATGAGTTGACTATTTTCAGCAGAGAAAATTTTCAGTTGATCAGACAAAAAAGGTTCATTAACAAAAAGATCAATCCCAAACACTTGCTCATTGAGTTTGTCGAATTGTCGCTTGTTGAAGTAGTTTATCTCTCTTCCGACTTGTTCGGCCTCTCTTATCGTGCTTTCGACCTTTGGAAGCATTGACGATTCGATAAAAAGAATTAACCCTTTTAATCTTCCGATGAAATCATCGGAGCGATCTATAGAAATATGCCCCTGAACTTCTCGAATCATTCCCGGAATTTCAGGAAGCAAAACCTCTTTTATTTTTCTTCGCAATTCAGTTGTGAGAGATTTTAAATCTCGCTGGTATTCTCTTTCTTGTGAATTCGGAAAAAGCCATTTTGCGGGGACTACAGAGCGCTTTTTCTTTTGCGATTGTCGCATTCTTACTTTTTCTAGAAAAAAAGCTGAGATTTTCAATAGTTGATCCTCGTTGCTCTGCCAGGCAATCCAGTACCAATATAATCTGGTCCCTCACTTGGTTGCTCTTTATAGACTTCTTGTTTTTCTTTTTCTAACTGATGTAGTTCTTCTGGATTTTGAGATTCGCGTTCACGCGAACTTAAATCAATCTCAGTATTCATCGACCATTTGTTACCGCTGAATCTAGAAATTGCCACTTCAGATGCATCTAGAACACCTCTATCGATATACATTGAATCTGTTTCGGCTACTATTTTTCGCACAATCGCGTCTTGTTCTTCGGTGTTTTGCCAAAGAGGGACAAACTGCAAGCTCCAATCTTCGGGCTCTACACCATTGAAAGGGCCATCCTTGCTTATCATTATATATCGAATAAGCTTCTCAAGACACTGTCTAAGCTTACTTTCTTGCTCTTGTTTAACCGCATCGTAGAAATTCCTCACATCATTATCACCTGTTGCATTTAGTCCAGCAGCGCTACGACCAAAAAGCAAAGAAACAGGTACTCTAGCAACGGCGCTCAACGCAGTCATGAAGCGATCAAGCAATTCAGATATGCCTGAAACGTTGGTTGTCATTTTTTCGTACTTTTCGTTTTCGTCACAAATAATTGTGTTAGTATTAGATTTAGTTAAAGCCATGATATTCAAACGTTTAAGCACAGTTTGATCACCGCATTGTGATGCTATAATTTCAGAAAGTCGGGGTATATAGAGCACTGAGTTGACAAAATCCTCAAAGATGGTAGCGGTGTTAGAAAAGGCTGTAGAGTAGTTCCTAAGTTCCTCGTAGATGGATTGGGCCAGAGGATCTCCCCAGCCTTGGTTGAAATTCTGCCATCGGGGAGGAAGTATATTCCAGTCCATCCGCAATACTCGCGAATAATGCACGTAGAATACTGCGCCTGTTCGGTTGTCATTAACAGTATATACATTTGGAAACCCATAGTTTGGAGAGTTTAAATCACTTTCAAAAGTACCGTCGCGGCTGTAAGCTTGATATCTGTCGAAAACTCGTAGCCACTGAATATCACGTAAGCCCGCTTCATCAACAGGTTGATCAAGTGGTAACCCATCTGCTACACCCATTATACAAATAGATCCACCGAATAATCTAGCCCATTTAATTAAATTAATCATCGCTTCGTTTACTCGTAGCTCTTCTAGCTTACCAATAATCTTGCCCTCTTGATCACCTTCTACTACCCATCCTTGGCGTACCATTTCATGAGCAAAAATATCTACAATGAGTCTCATAAGACCATCTGAGCGGTATAATTGATCGAGTTCGGCTCGATCGAAAATTTTAGATATGCGAAAAAATCCGCCCTGTTTTTTATCTCGTCCACCTATGCCAAGTCCGGTCAAAACATTCATCCATCCGTCACCGCGCACCTGATTATCGCCATGTACTGCGCTGATTTTATCAATCGTGCTTTTTTGCGTTTGAACATATGTAGGAGACTGTTTTTTCGATTTAAACATGTCGAAAATTTTCATTTTATACCTAAATTTTTGTTAACTGCATGATATCGTAAGAGCTCTCAGTATGCATCAAAAAAGCACCGCTAAAAGCATCAACTATGTCATCATGCGCACTTTCGGGGAAATTCTCTAGTTCACGGAAAAAATGCTCATTCCAATGACCTTTTAAGATTTTTATGTTACCGGCCTCTGCTTGGGCACTAACAGGACTAGCACGTGTAACTTTATCTTTTGTTACTTTATATGCCCTTACATTGTATCCGGAAAGGTTTCTAATCAAAAGATCAACTTCACTAACTCCGGCCTGGCCTGGATCTTGTTCTAGTCCAATTCGAGTATAATTGCTATCGGAAGATGCGCAGTTTTTGATTGCATTTTGTACTTTCAGTGGACTTTCTTGCATTCTGACAACGTCACACACATAAAAAACGCCGTCACGATCTTTTGCCAATTTAACCCCTACAGTATAGTCTGGGTCGTTAGTTTCATTTTTTTGTGTAGCTGCTCTATCCCAATATCTTACAAATGTTAGATTTTTCGGTAGAACATCGATAACTTCGAAAAAGTCACGTCTGAAAAACATTCCTGCTGTTGGTCTGATATTCCAATTTCCGTGAAGTAACTGTTCGCGTTCATATTTTGGAAGAGCGTGCAAATTGGCTAAATAGCCAGGATCTTTTTCAAGTAGTATTTTGTTATCGTATATAGTAGAAGCGATAAAAGAAACAGACTTAGGGAAACAGCCAGGATAATTTTCTTCAAGTTCCTCTTTCGAATCTGCCCAAATCACCTCGTCTTCTTTGCAAATATTCCAACGGATCTTTCCGCTTCTATCAGGAATAGCTAAACCGGTTTGCGGATCAATCCACCAATCAATATATTTGCGCACCCAAGAATCAGGGTCAGGATTACAAGTAGCCCTAATATGTGGCCTTACGCCACATGTGGAACGGTTTCTAGAAAGTAAGTACATGAATTGACCCCAAGAAAAATGAGTCAACTCATCAAACCCAATAAAGCAAATGCCAGCTCCTTGCCAATCATACTTATCTGATTCATGATCTAGATGACCAAACATAATCTTTGCGCCGGATTTAAACTCCCATTCCAAGGTAGTATGCTTTGCTTCTCCACCGAAATCTTGATATATCTCTAAAGATGCATCCCAAATGCCCCCGGCGTTTTTAGCTTGCTTAGATGTTTTTCGAAAGATTACTCCGGTGAATCCCGGGCAGTCATGATGCCATAATGCTTTAAGAAGAAGTGCGTAAGTTTTATCTATTAGTCCCCTAAGTACCTTAACCTAGGGGACTTGAACCGCCTCCGGCCGACCCCCCATAAATCAAAATATCTGCCCTATTTCGGAAGAATTGAGTTTGTGGGCCTGCTTGAGCGGTGTATTTTTTTGCCATAGTTCCCTAAGTGGACGTAAATTTTTAGGTTTTGATCGTTTGCTTTTTTTACTTGGTCTGCTTTTTGTCATCTTTTTAAATTATTTTCTAAGGCGAACAAGTTTAGGTTAAAATATTATTCTCTCTCTAGAGATTTACAACATAAGCTATATTATCAGTCGTTGGGCTATTCTTTCTTTAAAAGTAATCTAGAACATATATCTACAAATTTATTATCACATTCTTCATTATTTGCAAAAATAACTTCTAACTCTCCATCTTCCAAGCCAATAACCAGTTTATTTTGTAAAATACTTATACAATTTACTTTTGATAAGTTCACCAGCGAGTTTCCAATTAAAGTAAAGTTATTCATAGTTCCCTTTTATATGTTGATCAAATATTTTTCTAAAGTCATCATGCATTTGAGAGCGTATTTTTCTGTTTAATGATCGTGTAATAAATTTGTAGCACTTTATGCAAAGACCGCGAGCTTTATGCGGAATTTCTGTAGCACTGCAATATCGGCATTTTTCATAACGCACTGCCCATCTAGTCATTTTTTTGCATTCCGTCATCTGGCAATTCTAAAACTGATTTTTGACTGACTTCAACGTCTGCTTTTACTTTTTGTTCAATCTTATCTGTTTGACCCATTCTATTCTTACCTAGCCAAATTAACATAGGATTATCTCCCTTACAAGCTTTACTGAATTGAACTTGTCTAAGTATGTCGTTGCCAACTTCAAGTTTTTTTTGAGCATAAGCCGTGAAACCCATTCCCTTTTCTAGCTCACATCTAATATATAAAGTGTCAGGGTGCATTGACATTTTTTCAGCAATGGATGAGCCGTAACAACCTGCGATAAGCATTCTGTCAACCATTTCCCAGTCTATAATTTTTTGAGGTCTACAAGCTTTTCTAGGCTTTGCCGGTTTTGGTCTAGGCATTTAATCTAACCAATCTAAAATTATTGATGATCCTTCCATGCATTCAATGCGCATATGTTCTAGACCATCGAAAATTATAATTGATCTCGGACGCTTTGCCCATTGCAAAACAATTTTTCCATCTAGTAGCATAATACCTGATGCAATATTTATATTTGTTAAGATACCGTCGAAATATTCCGGTTTTAACAAATTAAACCTTCTAATCTGTTTCATTGTCAAACTCAACTTCTTCTCCGTTAATTTTAACAGAAAATTCTAAATTGTTTTTTATCATATGTGTTACCCATCTTTGGATAATTATATCACAATAAGCCGGGCTAAGTTCAAGTCCATAACAGATTCTGTTTAATTTTTCAGCGGATAAAAGAGTAGTGCCAGAACCCAGAAAAGGATCATAAACACTATCTCCATCTTTGGAATTATTCCTCATTGGTCTAGACATGCATTCAAGAGGTTTTTGAGTACTATGAGCTGTTCTTTCTTCACCTTCTTCGCTAGATCCACCAAAAGCATTAAGATTATTGATCTGCCACGTTGTACTTTGATCACGTGCACCTTGCCAATTGTGATTTTCTCCTCGTTTGACAGCATACCAACAAGGTTCATGTTGCCAATGATAATCGCCTCTTGATAATGCAAAATGCTGTTTGATCCATACAATTTGAGAAACCATTTCAAAAGAACAATTTTCTAAGCTTTTTTGTACTTCACTGCAATATTTTCCCGCATGCCATACATAGCAAGTTGATCCAGGGAATAAAGACCAAGCAGCAGTCCAGTCAATTTTATCATCATTTTGTACTTTACCAACAGCTCTCGCAGCTACACCTTTCTTTTCATGTATATTTTTTCTCCAACTTGGGTCATATTCTACGCCATAAGGTGGATCTGTAACCATCAAAATAGGTTTATTTCCATTCATACAAAGATCGGTATTCTGTTTTAATGTGCTATCTCCGCATACTATTCTATGAGAGTTGAGTTCAATGATATCGCCAAGCTTGACTTTTGCATCTTCGTCTTTGCCTGGCTCAAGAGTTTCATTTGCTTCTCCTTCTTCATCATCTGCATCTAATGCATCATCAATTCCAAGTTCAGAATTGCTAAAACCCCACAAGCAAAGGTCATCTACTTCCCATTCATTAGCTAGTATATCAAAATCCCATTCACCAGTATTTTTGTTAAGTCTTATGTTTAGTTCTTCTACTTCTTTTTCTTTAAGTGTACGATCGGGAAACCAACACTCAATTTCTTTTTCTGATGTATCTTGTAAAACATGGACGCGCTGATGACCACCAATAATGACATTGTCGGTATTAACGATTGGTTTATCAATCAGCCCGAACTTGTCCAGTGATTTTTTAAGATCATTCTTTTGCTTTTCGTTAAGAGATCGTGGATTTTTACCATAATCTTTTAAATCAGCAAGTTTGATCTTTTTCAGGGTCCACGAAATTTTCGAGTTTGTTTGCTTGGCGTTCATTATAATCTTTAATCTGTTGTAAGTTTACATGCTTAATCAATCGTATCATGTCGCAGCTTAGTAGCTCAAATTGTTCGACATTCATTCGAAGTTCAAAAACAAGTTCCCCATCTTTTTTAAAATTGAAAACAAAAAGTTGTGAATCGTTTTCATAGTTTAAACCTAAAGAAAGTTCTGGCCCGTCCATTTTATACTCTAGTTACAATTTTTATTTCTACTGGGTAGATTTCTTCGACTTGCTTTCTCTTTAAAATCCCCATTGGCAAATCTCTGCCTTTTGTATCCACAAATTCAACCGTACCGTCTGCTAGAAAAACCGCGAAATCGGTTACATATTTTGTCCTTCCCGGTAGATCGAAAGGTACTTGACAAAGAAAAAAAAGGACCTCGCCGGTCTCCTGTCGCAATTTAAGCTGATCATAGTAAGCTCGCTCTAGTCGACTTGGAAACTTCTTCCCATCTCGTTGACACTTGACCGCGCCGAACTTATGGTTTATTACTTTTTTAATCTTTATCTTCATGAACTCACTCTAGCGTAGGGCATAAATATTTTGCAAGTCGTTTTTTTGTGTTGAATATTTAAACTTAAATACTGTAAAATACGTTTATAAAAAGTGAGAGATACGCATGATTTCAAGTAATTTCTATGTTATACTTACATTTTTAACAGTATTCATTTTTGGCACTGTCTCCCTGATACTGATAAATAACCAAAACAGAGAAATTCAAGCGCTCAAGAAAAGATTTAATCTTCTTGAGAGATCAAATTTCAATCCCTATTTAAAAAATGAAGAGTTTCATTTTGGACCGGTTCCAAATGCAATTTTAGATGCGATAAAAAAAGAATTGGAAGACATACGAAAAGACATTGAATGGATTGAAAAAGCGCTGAAAGAAAAAAAATCTGCCAAGGAAACCAAAGGTTCAAAAGGTACAAAATGAGCTTCATGGAATTTGAAAATAACATTTGGATTAACTGCAATTTTATTCATTCTGTGAAGACACAAAGAGAGCCAGATTCTGATACATGGTGCATAATAGCGATGGTCTTGCTAAATTCAACTGATTCCGTAGAAGCAGGAACTCAACTTTTCTTAAAAAGAACTTTCAAAAATGAAAAATCAGCGGTCAAATTTCTAGATAGTGTCATGCGTGAAATAAACATAGACTTATAGAGGTGATAATTTGCAAGGTGATACTTTAGTTGCATTTTCGATATTTTGCTTTTTGATAACCTATTATATAACATTCCATTTAACAAAAAAGGGGAACAAATGAAAAAACACAAATTTAAAATTATAATTGCAGTAATTATGCTAACCGTAGGACTAAAAGGGTATATCAATTATTATTCTTACCCTGTTCCAAGAATGAGCATTGTACATCTTCCGGAAGCAGAAGATGATCTGGACATTTTTTTCGGAGTTGATCTCAAAACTCAACCAGACAGAAACTACCATCAAAGCCGTGGAAACAAGGGAAATTATACAGTCTACACAAGTTACCGTTGTGAAAACTACCAGGATCTTGAGATGAACACAGCAGAAAGAAAAAAATACGTTAAAGAGAAGCCAAAAAAATGATTAAAAAAATAAAACCATATGCAATTATTACCGTTTTTGCTTTGATGATAGCAGGACTTGGAAAGATCCAAGTTAAGCCGTCTTTGAGCGAAATTTTGAAACCTAGTCGATATGATAAATTAATTCTAATCGACGAATTTTACGCGTGAGAAATATATGCCGGAACAAGCTAAGTGGGGAACTGTAAACTTAGGTGTAGACGTATTGCAAGGGCATGGCGAGCAGAGCCAGCCCGGAAAAGCTGATTACTATAAAAATCACCCAAGTGCTGAGCATAAGCAACAATATAATCCCGGACGCAATCAAGAGCTGAAACTTCCCCCAGATATATTCAGAATGGAGAAAAACTCGGAAAAAAACTCTTATTCTCCAAATGGAAAAATTAACCATGTCGGTATGCATGAAAGAATCAAAGAACTTTTGGGAGAAAACGTACCGCGTCGTGAAGCAGTTTTAAGGGCAAAACAAGAAATGAAAAGTGCTTCACATGGTGATGTAGGAACGATTACACCGAAAGATGTATATAGATCAAAATATCAAGCAGAAGCACCTTCACCTAATAAACAAGTAAGCCCATTAACTGCGCAAGTGCAAGAATATCCTTTTATGTAATAATTATTTTAATCTTTGGGATCTTCGGGTTTAAAAGCCCAATGTGTGATCCCATCCATTAAATATAAATCGTGATCTCTAAATTCTCCGTCATGCAACGAACAAATATACATAGATTCTAAAGATTTATTAAAACATAAATACTCTTGACTTACCAAATGGTAATCAAAAACGGACATATCCCCGTCAATAATTTTGTGCCATTCAATCACTGAGATTACCTGCTTGAACTTGTTTAGCTCGATATAGCATTTCTTCGGCGGGCGTCATTCCATTACATGGATTTCGCAAATCTTCAAAACCCGGAGATCTAACTAGAGAATTTCTCGATTTCGTAGAAATAAAATCTCCATCGATTTTTTCTATTTCGGACATAACTTTTTTTGTTTTATCTTCTGTAGATTCTGGTTGCAGTGTTATCGATCGAGGTTTGTGAAACCACGCTAGCACACCGCAACCTTTATGAACTGGGCTTGACATTAATATTTATCTTTTTGAATTGTTGTTGGATCTTGTGTTGTAACAATATTTTTTGAATCGTTTATGTCTTTATTGATTTGCTCATCTACAATTTCTGCTTCGTGAATCATTTCAGAAGCCATTTCTTGATTTCTAAGTGAGCAACTTATAAAAATAAAAACTCCTAAAAAAAGAAAAAGAAAAAATGTCATAATCATTATATACCTATAAATTATTTTAAGCTACAATCGCCCAATTGACCACGGAAGCATCTGTTGCATCTGCTGAAACTGGAGTAAAACCAACGCCTGTATCAATAGTCGCCAAGATTGCTTGCGCTGCTGTAACAGTCCCCAAACTTACTACAGTAAAGACAATTAAACAACCAGTCACTGCGTTTGCAGTTAAAATTTTGGTATGAGTTCCAGAACCATTAAAAGTAAAAGAACCTTTTGTTGATCCTGCGGTGTAAACGGTGCCACCATTAGCTGGAAACAACATTTTATCAGTATCGCTTAAAGTTGTTCCGGCTGCTTGATCTAGCTGTACTCCTGAAGTCCCGTTAAATCTAGCGAGTCTATCATCTGTAGATGATCCAATGCCAAGCGCAACTGTAGCTCGTGCAATACCAGAATCTTCAAGTAAAGCACCTGTTGTATCTGCAAAAGATGCGAGATTGTGAGTTGTAGATGATCCGGGTCCCACTACTGAACCGTTACCTACTGCTGCCCATGCCAAGCCCGTTGGTTGTGTATCATCAATTGTTAAAGCTGTGCCGGATAGACCTGCGGGCAGTTGTAGCTGCGCACTTCCGCCATCAAAACCGACTAAAATTGTACCCTTTGGGAAAAGATCTGGATTTGTCATTTAAAACTCCTAGTATTTGTTGCCTTTATAAAATTCTTTTTCTTGAAACCCTGTTTGATCCATTTTCTTGCGATCAGATTGACGCTTAAAAAATTCTGGGTTTTCATGCTTGATGCTCTTTAACTTAGTCTGTCGCTGTTCTGATGGACCACCTTGTCTTGAATTCACATACTTTTGATTGGCACCTGGATTTTTTATATTCCCTGGTTTGCTAGATGGGATGATAGTTTCAGAATCACTTTTTCTCTCTCCCGCCTTTTTATAACCAATCGCAATCGCCTGTTTCGGTTTATATCCAGAATTTTCAAGTTCTGCTATATTTCGACCCATATTTTTTTTTCCTGATAACAGAGGCATAATTTCACCTAAATTTAATTTGTTTTAGAGATTATTTCAAACTAATTTGACATATCTTGACATGTTTTACCAAGATGATGAAGTTCTCTCGCCTTCCGCAATTTCTTCTCTAGTAGCATTGCCGTAGCGATCCGCTGATTTTCTTTTTTTTTGAGTGTCCGCATATTGTTTTTGATTATAACTTTGTCCAGTTTTTACCGCTGCTAAATCTTTTGCTTCTTCTAGTGATGCTACGGGATTGCCATTCGGAGATTTTAAAGAACCTATGGCAAATTGTTCAATAGTCTTTTTAAATTTTGCTGATGCGATAATGTCATTTTTCGAGATTTTACCAGACATAATTTAGTCCACCATCTTTTAGTTTGGGTTCAGGTTTAGAAATTTCTGGAGTTTTTTGCTTATCTTCTGGCTTTACACTCTTATAATCATTAATTTTATTTAAATCAACGTCAATTGTTAAATCTGGACTTTCAGTAAATCTAGGAACGGGTTGTATTGACATTTTTTACTCTTTTAAAAAAATATTTATTTTAAATTTTCCAAAATTTGTTTTTCAGATAGCCCTGAGTGTTCGCACAATCTAGATAGAATAGATTTTTTATCTAAATCTGTTTGTGCATTTTTATAGTCTTCAATATCTTGGGGATGAATAAAAACATCTTGTTGATTTCCCATATATTTTTTTACTGCTGCCCATGTTGTATTCATTCGGTGAGGAGAAATTGGCACATATTTAGATGATTCACCAGAAATATTTACTTTAAGTCTATTGCATTCAATGTGATGAATTAAATTTGGTTTACCTTGGGTAAAAATAATCTCACATGTTCTATGGCATGTATCATCAAACTCATAAGTGAGTTCTTTTCCCGGATACATTTCATTAAAAAATTCTTGTGCTTGAAAAAAGTCCATAATATCCCTATTTTGTTAAGCAGTTGAAAACCAACCTGTCCCCATTACTATTGTAGTTGCAGATGTTTCTGCATACGTTAATGCAAGTGCTGTAGCAGCAGATTTTTGCAAAGTCATTGTTGAAAGTGTAGAATTGCTAAGTTGTACGCCATATCCATTAACTCTGGTCGCTGGAAAAGTAGAATTTTGTATAGACATAGTATGAGAAAATTTCTGATTATTAACATTAGCTGATGTAAAAGGCATTGACCCTACACCTACTGAGCTTCCGGTACCCCCAGAATTTGCTGATAAAGCCATGTAATATGTAACAGAAATACAATGGGCCATTTGTCTATATCGCCCCTTTTGACCATTAGTAGCATATGTCAAAGTTGGGGCAGTTCCATTGGTATTGAATATTGGAACAAAAGTCCCTTCTGTGTATATTCCAAGAGAATTTGTACCACTATTGAAAGAAACTCCTGTAACATAAATAGGGCTCGTTAATGAATATGTTGGATTTCCAGAGGTACCATTGGCATTTGCAATTGCTAATTGATTAGCGGTGCCGGCAAGAGATCTTGCATTGTATGTACCGGAACTATTCAATACTTGAATGCCTACAGAATTTTGGTTCAATAAATTATTATTTGACATTATGCTATTGAAAACCACCCCGTTAAAGCAATATTAGTGGAACCTACTAAATCAGTTGATAGTGCTGTATAGACTGTTGTGGCTGAAACACTGCCAATAAATGTAATTGAAGTAGATGATTGAGTTATCATTGCATTATACCATACTACGCCTGCTCCAAAAGTGACAGTATTAAAAGCAGATTGACACATATAGTTTTGATTTGTCACTGCGGCAGGTGTAAAAGGCAAAGTAATAATGGTTGCATTTCCTGTGCCAGCTGTATAAGCACTCATAATGACTAAACATTGAATATTTATTCCATTTCCAACTTGCGAATATCTCCCTACTTGAGAGGTATAGACTATCCCAGTAGGAGCACTTCCAGTACTAGAAATTGATGGTGTCCATGTTCCCTCTGTAAATGCTGAAAGAACATTTGTTCCACTATTAAAAGATACTCCGGAAACATAAATAGAACTAGTCAAAGCTAATGTTGGATTTCCAGATATTCCGTTACCATTAGTTACTGCAACCTGATTAGCTGTACCTGTTATTGTAACACCAGAAAAAACACCTGAACTATTTAAAGACTGTATGCCAGTATTTTTTTGATTCGCTGCGTTGTTTGTAGCCATGTTACCTTAAACGTATGTAAGATTACCAAATGATTGTAAGACAGTAAATTCTGTATTTGCCACCGTACACAATAACGTCACATTATCATATTGTCCTGTGCTTGAAAGACTTCCGGATGTTGTAGTTGTATTGACAGCACCAAAATGAATGATTTGTCCAGAATTATATGTTATAGTCCATAATCCAGAAGCTTTACCTTGAACTACAAAAATTGACCCATAAGCTGCCGTGACAGGAAGTGTAAAAGTTACTAGATTACTACCATCATTTGAGGTATAGCCATTATTAACGGCCATCACTTGTGGTGTTGCAGATACATCAGTAAAAAATATAATTCCTGATGGTTTTGTAGTAAACCCACCTACTCCATCAGCTACAACATAACCAGATCCTGAGCAATTTATTGCATTTGCTAATTGAGACATTTTAAACCTATGTTACTATCCATGAACCCTCAGGAGAACCTAATGCACACCAAGAAGTTGTGGCAATATGGTACATGAGATTAATTGAATCACCTTGAAAAGTATTTGTGCAAATACCAGCGGATATTGACTTTGCAGTTCCTATGCGAATAAATTGCCCTGTATTAGCTTGAATTGTCAAAATACTTGATGTATCAACTAAATACTGTATTAAATCACCGTTTTTAGGTGAAGCGGGCAAAGTGGATGTGCAAGTTGTTGTGATAATATAAGTGTTAAAAGAAACCGCTAGAACTGCTCCAGAAGTATCTGTGGCTGTCATTGTTGGAAAATTTCCAGCGCCATCTGCTACAACAAATCCTGTTCCTGCAATATTTAATGCGTTAGCTTGTTTCATTAATTTACTCCTACGCTACCCAGTGGACTTATAACGTTCCATCGGCTAGTAGTTTGTGCGATTAGATTCACAGAGTCACCTAGAGTATCACCTAGCAAATATCCGCCTGCGCCTAACATTGTTGGCGTATCACCATATAAAATCTGTTGCCCTGTTACTTGGGTGATCTGAAAAGAAGTGGCGCCATCAAGCATGACTATAATTTGATCGCCCGGTGTTGTGCTGGCAATCGAAGGCAAAGCAAGTAATAATGCCCCGCCAGGCGAGTTGCAAAAATAGATACGATTTTTTATAAGTGTTTGAGAGCTAGATATTTGTACTACAGATAAGCCACCAAGAGGTGAAACTGTTACCAAAATGTTATTTCCCGAAGGGCTTGACACAGTAGCTGCACCGGATCCATTCATCACAAAGGCATCGCCTATTGCATGTGCTGTGCCTGAATCAGTTTGAATAGAAGTAATTCCACCAGATCCTGCGTCTGTATTCGCAAAATCTAGCTCGCCAGTAAAGGGGTTAAAAACAACTGATGGCTGAATTGACATAGTAACCTTTTATGAAAAATATGTTGACTGTATCGACCATTCAAAGAAAAATCCCGGTCCCAAATCTGGCAATTGCACGCGATCTAAAAAGCCGTTTGTGTCATATGACATCTTCACAATGTACCACGTCGGGCTGCTCACAGAGGCATTTGGGGTTAAATTCCATCCCACGTATAGGGGTTGACCGCTTGCATTATTTGTGATTCTTGTTTCTAGAAGATTTTGTTGTTGTAGTACGTTTGTGAGGGCTAAAAATGGCGTGAAAGAATTTGGAGTCATGGGGTATTTTCCTTTTTTCTCTAATCTCTTTTTTGCTGGATTTGGTTAATTTTTGCAATAAAAAAGATTTTTTAATTTAGTCATTTCGGATTTCATTTACAGGCTCATGATGAGCCTGTAAAATAACGTCTTCTTTTTTTACATTTGCACGTATTTTTTCAGTGATGACAATTCTAG